AAATGACGGAGATATACAAGGGTGAGAGAGTCGATTACTTGCTCGGTGAAATAGACAGACTCGAGAAGATACTCAAGGATCGGGATTATATTGACCCATTCAGTAAAGCCCAATTCGATGAGTATTGCTACGCATATTCAACATTAACCATAGCCAAAGCCAAACTAAGGGCTATAAAAGGAGAGAAGTTATGAAAATCAAACCAATCACAGCAACATCACACCTAGCAAAAGATAAGCCTAAGCCTCGGGAGTTTTGCGGGACAGTTGAAGGGCTAGACTTGCGAAACCCTGCGTGCCTTGTGCATATCAATGACTTGCATCATGCAGTAGGTAGAACACACCGAAGCGTAAGCGAAGCGTTTAAGGATGCTCAGTATGCCAACGCAATAGATGCACCTCAGTCTGACTTGGCACAAGCATTAAGTTGGTTCGCTGATTTATTTGCGTTTTTCTTTTGGGCAGGGTTTCTGCTATCAATGCCTGTCTTATTTGTATTGTGGTTGACCAAGTAAGCATAGCCTGTTATAATTAGTAGTAAGTGGTAGTAGTTCGGTGGTATTCCCTATCGGTAGGGAATGCCTTTTTATTTTTTTAAGGAGAGCAATATGAATTTCATTCAAGAGGGCGATTACGCCTATTCAAAAATCAGTTCGTCTGCCATGTTGGTGGACTTAGGCATTTCTGTGTGGACAGGGCGTAAGTTGGATAAGTCTGTGTCAGCAGAGATTGATATCAATAAGAATGCCAAGACCAAGGCAGGTAATTACCACAAGAATTTACTTGCGGGTTCAGAGAAGTTAGCCGAGATCAACAAGATTGCTACCTCGGTTCGTAATTGGCACTACACCCAGACCTCGCCATGGTCAGATAGTGGGACTCGCTTGTTGCCCGCTACTTTATTCATGACCTATAAATCGCACCTAACACAATACGAAAAGATGTTTACAGATGCGGTTACAGAGTTTATGGCTGAATACGATGACCTTGTTACCAAATCTGCCTTTCAGTTGGGGGATCTCTTTAACCGAGATGACTACCCTAGCGTGGATAAGATCGCCAACAAGTTTGCCTTTAACTATTTCTTTAGCCCTGTTCCTGAGAGTGGGGATTTCCGAGTAGATATTGGCGAGGCGGGTATGCAAGAGTTGCGTGATCGGTATGAGAACGCATACAAATCCAAGATCGAAACCGCTATGACTGATGCGTGGAGTCGTATGCACGAGGTGTTATCTCATATGAGTGAACGCTTGGATTACCAAGAGGGCGAAACCAAGAAGATATTTAGGGATAGCCTTGTTGAGAACGCAAGAGACCTATGTGATGTGTTGAAGCACCTAAACATTACGGGTGATCTCAAGTTGGAAGAAATGCGTAAGAACTTGGAGAAGCAGTTAAGTAATGTGTCTGCCGAGGACTTACGGGAAGACGATGGTTTGCGTAATCAAACCAAGGAAGTTGTAGATCAGATGTTAAAGAAGTTTTCTATATGAAGGTGGGGGACTATGTTTTGTGTGATGGACTTGCTTGGAGAGTGTGGATTAATCGTTCACGCAAGACTTATCAGATTAAGAACTTAACACCCCATGTAAACCATATAGACAACATGGAAGTAAAACCCGAAGAAGTAGAAGTAATCACTAAAGAAGTAGCAGATATTTTAATCGCAGTAAATAACCACAAGGAGAATTAATATGGATTTATATAAATCAATCAGCCTCAAACAAACCGCCGAACTTATCGAGGCTATCGGCGACAAAGTGACTGTCTTAGCCCAAGGCGAGATGGGTATTGGCAAATCGTCAATCCTAAAGACCTTGCAGAACAAACTAGGCAAAGAGAACTATCACTTCTGCTATGGCGACATGACCACAAAAGATGTGGGCGACTTTCTTGTTCCTAAGATTCGCACCATTGATGGCGTGGAAGTTTGCTCTTTCATACCTAACGAGGAGTTCGGCTTTCATTTCGATAAACCAATCGTGCTGATGCTTGACGAGATCGGCAAGGCAAGTAAGGCAGTCATGAACGCTTGTTTACGCTTGATGCTAGAACGCAAGTTGGGTGTGTATTCCCTACCCGTAGGGAGTATCGTATTCGCCACGACAAACCTAGCGACAGAGGGTATCGGCGATATGTTGCCCCCTCATGCACGAAACCGAGTCACAGTCGTTAAGGTTGCCAAGCCAAGTGCAGACGAGTGGATCGAGAACTATGCGTTGGATAACGGCGTGTTGCCCGAGGTTATTCTTACTGCCAAGCAGTTCCCACAAATGTTCCAATCATTCGAGGATTTGAAAGATCCCAAGGATAACGAGTATATCTACGATCCTCGTAGCCCTCGCCCGTCATTCGTTACTCACCGCAGTATGGAGAGAGCAAGCGACATCATCACACATACAAAGCAGTTTGGAGATGAAGTTGTAAGCCATGCCCTGATCGGCACAATCGGTCAGCGTGCTACATACGACATGATGGCTATGGTCAAACTAGCCAATGACCTAGAGGATTGGGACACAATCATTAAGAACCCTGAGAAAGCCCGAGTGCCTGATAGCCCAAGTGCAGTATGTATGCTCGTGTATTCCGCAGTTCAGCGTGTGGACAAGGAGTCAGTCAATGCGTGGATCAAATACATGAACCGCTTAGGTAAGGAAGCACAAGCGTTGTTTGCCACTAGCGTGATGCGTGTAACGAGTAAGGCTTCAACAGTAGGCACAAGTCGTGGCTTCATTGATTGGGCTACTAAAAACAATTATCTATTCACCAACATGAACTAAGGAGTAATCATGCACCAAAAATTAGATGACGAAGAACAAAAGATGTTTGATAGCGTCAAAGATATGTTTGATGAAGCCGTTGAAAAAGCATACAAGCGAGGCTATCTCGATGGAGTTGGTGAACGCTTTGAAGAAGATGATGTGTCTGTGCATAGATTTGTGGTGCATAAATACACATTGTTAGGTGGAGTTATAGCACTCGTAGGTAGCATTTTATCAATCGGTATTTTTATAGGGAGAAATGTATGAACTCAACAATGAACGATATCACCGCAGAGCAACACATTGAGAGGTGTCATGTGCAGTTGATGAAGCACCCGAATTTCGTTGCATATAGTGGTGTGATTATGGTTGGCTCAGTCAAGATTAGTGATGACTGCCCGACAGCATATACCAATGGTCGTGATGTGGTGTATGGGCGGGACTTTCTTACTACGCTATCCGAGGCTGAGATCAGAGGCTTAATCTTGCACGAGAACAAACACAAGATGTATCGCCACTTACTGACATGGCAGGACTTACACAAACAAAATGCTCAGGTGGCTAACATGGCGTGTGACTATGTTATTAACCTAGAGATCGTTGACGAGGGTAGGGAAACTAATGGGTTCGTTGCGTTGCCCAAGGGTGGTCTTGTTGACGAGCAGTTTCGTGGCATGAATAGTCGTGAGGTCTTTGATTACCTGATGCGTAACCCTCCGCCCCCCAATGGTGATGGTCAGGGTAATGGCGAGGGTGGACTCGATGAACATGGTTGGGATGAGGCTAAGGATATGACTGCCGATGAACAATCCGAGTTAGCCAAGGAGATCGACAATGCCATTCGTCAGGGTGCAATCCTAGCGGGTAAGGTCAATGGTAATGTGAATAGATCTTTTACAGACCTGATGAGTGCCAAGGTAGATTGGAAGGAAGCCTTGCGTGAGTTCGTGTCTAGTGTGGCTTCAGGTAAAGATGATTCGACATGGCGTAAACCTAATCGTAGGTGGTTGCAACATGACATCTATATGCCAAGCACAATCAGTCAGACCATGGGTAGGCTAGGTGTTGCCGTAGATACTTCAGGTTCTATTGATGATGTAGCAGTCAATCGGTTCTTATCCGAGGTCGTAGCAATCATGAACAATGTGAATCCCGAGATCGTGGACTTGCTGTATTGGGATCATGAGGTGGCAGGGCATGAGGTGTATGGTCAGGGTGATGGCGATAAGTTGATGGCATCTACCAAGCCAAAGGGCGGTGGTGGCACAAGCCCAAGTTGTATCACTAAGTATATATCTGACAACAACATTAAGCCTGAGTGCATGGTGGTGTTGACCGATGGATATGTAGGCGGTGATTGGGGTGGGCAATGGTCTTGCCCTGTGTTGTGGGTGATTGTTGGTAGATGTAAGGATGTGCCGACAGTTGGTTCAGTTATTAATATGGAGGACTAAGCATGGGCTATTACAGTCAAGTAGCATACAAAATTAAGTTTGCAGAAAAAGACAGGTTCATTGGGTTTTTAACTGAGGCTAAGTTAGACCCGAGGACTATGTTGTGTTTCGACGAGTCGGAGGCTGACTATTTCAAAGTTCTCGAAGATGAGTGCGAGATACGATTCTTTGTAAACAGTTGTAAATGGTATGAAGACTATGACGAAGTCAAATGCCACGAGGCTTTGCTCGATAAAGCAAATACATACAACGAGTTGGCTGATGAAAATGGTGAATCAAGTCATCCATGTTGGTATGCGTTTGCTCGTGTTGGCGAAACCACAGAAGACATTGAAGAAAGATATAGCGGTGATGATGTGGAGTATGACTCAGTAAATGTAGCAAGAAATGTATATGTAGATTGGATGTAATTTTTTAACTTAAATAGGAAAGGTAACAAATCATGGGATATGGATATTTTGGAAGAAGCCCTCAAGAAGTTCAAATGAAACAAGGTCATGAGTTTGATTTTGATAAAGCAAAACAACTTTACGAAAGCATAACACCCTTGCGTGGCGTGCGAAAAAATCTAAATGTTAGACCGATTGGTGAAAGGGATCGTTGCCACGAACGCATTGTCAAAGTATCAGACGAGGAGTATTACATTACCTGTAATGCGTATCGTTGGTCTGAGATTCGTAAGATGAATGGAGATGAACATTACAAAGATTATAACCATTGTCGTGCGTTAACTTTTATGAAAAATGCAGAGCAAGAAACTATCACAATTCATGTGCCTCGAACTTATTGGGGGGATCACAGCCTTTACATGGGTGCGTTTTGTAGTTCGTCTGTATTTTATTTTTACAAATACAACATGGCAAAAGGCTTGGACTTCATCAACAATCAAGCGGACAAGTATGTGGTAATAGATACCGACGGCACTAAAAAATATTACCCGCTTGAGAAAGCAGATGTGGTGGTGTATCGCAAGAATGGGGAAACTCAATGGAAAATTCTATCTGCCTTGCGTAAGGTGGTGCATAGGGTGGATAGAGAGAAGTCGAAGAAAGTTCGTGAGATTGCTAAACCATTCACAGACTATGTTGCGACTATGTTCCCGTTGGTGGAGCCTGACCACATTTGGGGTAATGTGATAACAGAGCATCTCAAGAACAAAGAAACTAATTGGGAAGGATTGCTTACACCCAAAGGGGATGAGATACCCGAGGAGTGGTTCAAGATGGCTCAGAACTACAAACATAAGGCTCATCGCACACAATATGTTCGTAATGACGAGGGTCGCTACGATTGTGTCGAGGTCTTTAGTAATGTAAAAGAAATAATTAAACGAGATCTATACCATGTGGCAAGACCATTCAAAAAAGTGGAAGTGCCTCTTGGTGAAATGGCTCATGATCGAAACCCTGAATAAAAGGAGAGTGCAAATGAAATCAGTTATGTATCAAGACAGAGAAATACTAGAGAGTCTTTATGACTTCATGAATGCGGTCAAAAAGAAAAACCCTGTGTTATTGTTTACAGTTTCCTCTAGCCCAAGGATGGTTCGAAATGTAAGAGATGAAATGGGCGAACTAAAATCATATGCCACAAGCATAGAGGTATTTACAGATGAGGACTCACACAAGAGCATTGGCAGTATCGGTATAGATCACAACGAGGAGTATTGTGTAACAAGTCGTCTTATTGAAAACAATAAGTATTCCACATGGTCAGGTTCGGCACATAACACCAAAAAATCTAAGCACATGAATGTTGCGGTCAAAACGGCTACAAAATTCTTAAAGCCTGTAAGTGCAAACGAGGTGTTTAACGAATACCACGATAAGTTTTTCAAGCAGTTAAAGGCGAAGAAATCCAAGCTAAACTCAGGCTTAGAGTCCCTCCTAGGCGGTATCGGCACGACGGCTAGGCTAACCGAGATTAAAAACATGATGGAGTTAGGGTATACCCCTAAGACCCCTGAGTTTAAGAAGGTTGTTGAATATATCAGGGATAACCAAGCGGAGATGGAGGCTCAGGCAAACTATAACCCGCCATATACCATGGTGCGAATCAAGGATAACGGCGAGGCAGAGTATTGCTCGGGGGATGGTGTAGCACAAAAGGAGTTTATAACAGTGCCAAAAATACCAAGCAAAGATAAGTTGCCCGAAGAAATACTTGGAAAGATGGCTGTGCTTGATATTACAGAAGTCGGGACTTTTATCGAGGATGTAGGTGTTCGGTCTGCACTCAATGTATATTGGGTTATCCAATGAACCATGTAAAAGAACTAGTAAATGCGTGGGAGGATCAAAGGCTACTTGCCATGATTGAAGCAAACGACCCAAAAGAGTGGATTTATACTGTCTTATGTGACATATTAGGCATGATGAACCAAAAGGAATTGCCTATGAATAATGTTTGGCGAGTTCAGGTAAACCCTGATGGTAAATATATGGTTAATGACTTTACATTGCCAAGCCAAAGTAGTAATATTAAAAAACTAATGCCGAAAACCGAAGTCCCAAGGTGGGTATTAGAAGCAATATCTGTATTACAAATTGCAGAAGATGACACCACAGTAGATGGTGTAGGCAAGAGAATATCTAGTTCTATTTACTATATATTCGAGCCAATGAATGAAGGATAGAAATGGCAAGCACGCCCGAGAAGAAGGTCAAAGATAAGGTTAAAACCTTGCTTAAAAAGCATGAGGTATATATGTTCACGCCTGTCACAAGCGGGTTTGGGACATCGGGTGTGCCTGATATTGTCGCTTGTATTAAGGGCAAATTCATTGGTATAGAAGTCAAAGCGGGAACCAATAAACCTACTGCTTTACAAGAAAAGAACTTGGCAGACATAGCCAAGGTGGGTGGGTTTGCAGTTGTAGTAAACGAGAACGGGTTAACTGATCTCGATAGGTTGTTAGAAGCCTTAGTCAAAGAGGAAGTTGTCTTGGCAGGGGCTGTGTTTGATTTACTAATTAAGGAGAAGTAACATGGGTTGGAATCAAGTAACTGAAGAAGCAGAAGTAGCAGTAACAGTAGAAGAAGTAAGCAGTCCAAAAGTTGTAGAGGAGTTAGTGCGGGAAGTATCTAAGGGTAGGAAAGCAAAGGTCAAGTCGGATATGGTCAATAATCCTGAGCATTACAAGATAGGCGGGATTGAAACTATTGACTTCATCGAAGCCAAGAACTTTGGGTATAACCTAGGTAATGTTATTAAGTATGTAAGTCGTGCTGACCACAAAGGCAGAAAACTAGAAGACCTTGAGAAAGCACAATGGTATTTAATGAGAGAGATCGCAAACATTAAGGAGAAAGCAAATGCCTGATCTTAGAACTGAAATGTTAAAAACAATTAAGGTATGGAACGAGGAAGGTATCGTGAACAATAAACCACAAACCCAAGAAGTAACGTTTAATGAACGCCTATTTGAGTGGGTTAAATCTCACCCAAACATTAGTGCATTGGATGCACGAAAGGCTTTCCCCAAGTATCCCGATAACGTTGTGTCCACAACACTAAAGAAGATGTGTGACTGTGGGATGCTTGCTAGGGATGAGAGAAACTTAACTCCATACCCCGGGTTTGGTAGAAAAACATACTTTGTCTATCGTGCGGTCGAAGCGAAATACAGACCGATTGGTGGGAGTAAGCCTGTCAAGAAAGCCAAGCCAAGCAACGTAATCAAAATCGTTAATCCACCCTCAACAAAAAATACACCCGAGTTTAATGCTGAGAAAGTAGTAGAAGGACTTAGTGTGACTCAGGCTAAGGCTGTGTATCTTTTACTGCGTGGGATTTTTGAAAGCAGGTTGTGATGCGGTTTGTCGTATCAGATGATACAGGGGTGCTTAGAAGGTTTGAATGGGAAGACGAAGCGTTACGCTTTATAGATGGTAGGTCTGACCTCAAGCTAACTAAGCTACCCAAACCCGAGAAAGAAGATAACTACGCAAAAGCTATGCGTTTACTAGGAGAAGCACTAATATGAACCAAGATGATAAAGAGATGTTACGAGATATATTTGCGGGCTTGGCTTTAACGGCAATCATAATTAGGTATCGTGGTGAAGACACCGAGTCTGCAACTATCACTGCCTATGAGTATGCCGATGCCATGATGGAGGCAAGAAAACCCAAAGAAGAAAAAGGAATTGTTGCGGTTAAACGGAGGAAAACAAAATGAATTTACAGGTAAAAATTACCAAAGAGCATGAGGATGGGTCGGCAGATGCCCTAGTTACTGTTGATAAAGAGGGCATGGAATTGCTCATTCAATGGGGCTTGATCGCTATCCTTAAAGAGGCTATTAAAAACAGGGAATACAATCCAAGACCAAAGAAGGAGGTAAAAAATGCGGGACGCATCAAGACTAGAAAGTGACATACATAACCTAGGGACAGTTAAAGAACTAATAGATGTTCTGATATGGCGGTATGGGGATCACCCCGATCCATTGACCGAAGACCAAGTGATAAATGGTTTATTGGCTATATCAAACGCCTTTGAACTGCATTGGGAAAGGTTATTTGATACCTATAAACAGGTATGGGAACTCGACGAGTATGCAACTACCGAGCAGAAAGCGTATCGGGAAAAGCTACTCAAGAAAATAAAGAAAGCAAAGAAAATTGACATGGATGGGAGGTGCTAAATGAACCTATTTATTTTTGCAATTTGCTGGACTATACTAGTTTTTCTAGGTGGTATTTTATGCGGATGGGTACTTAAGCAAAGGGAATTAGATGGTAGATACGAAGAAGAGCCGAGGGGTAGCAGAACAACCTTTGATGACGCATGAAGAAATAGCAAAGGAACTCGGTGTGTCTAGGGCATATGTATCCGATATGGAGAAAAGTGCCTTACGCAAAATTAAAAAAGCCCTAATTAAAAAGGGTATAAAACTAAACGATTTTTTCGGTAAAGATTAAGGAGAATGGTATGACCACATGGACAACAGAAGATAGAGAATACGCAAAGCTACATACTCAGCCCACAGTAATTGTGGATTGCGGTGCAAGTTATGAGCCTGTGCCGTTTGTAGGATGGGTGGATGTAGACAAAGAAGATACAGAGGTTATGTTGCGTAAGCAGTTACACATCGTTAACGACGAAGTAAAACGGCTAAAAGAGGCGTATGGAAGGATGTTTGACGCCTATCAAAACCTGTACCAAGCGTGGACGGAACTAAAAGAAAAACATGAAAACAATAACAATTGATTTTGAAACCTACTATGACCAAGACTTTTCCCTATCCAAGATCACAACAGAAGAATATGTTAGATCGCCGTTGTTTGAAGTTATTGGCGTAGCCGTAAAGGAAAATGATGAAGAAACTATTTGGTACAGCGGAGATGCTAATGGACTTAGTTCTTTTTTGGCTAATTATGACTGGGCTAATAGCCTTGTTCTTGCCCATAATGCTATGTTTGATGCCTCTATACTTACTTGGAAATTCGGTATTAAACCTAAGGGTTGGCTCGATACTCTCTCGATGGCTCGAGCGATTCACGGGTCTGAAGTGGGGAACAGCCTCGCAAAACTCGTCACACACTATGGACTCGGTCAGAAGGGGTCGGAGGTTCTAGACGCCAAGGGCAAGAACAGAATCCATTTCTCCGATGCGGAACTTGATGCGTATGGTAGATATTGTAAGAACGATGTAGACCTGACCTATAAACTTCTCCATTGCTTACTGCCACACTTTAAGATCACAGAACTGCAGCTTATAAGTCTTACCATAAAGATGTTTTCAGAACCTGTATTGGTTCTGGATCAGCAACTCCTCGAGGAACACCTAGAGAACGTAAAGGAACGTAAGGCGAACTTGCTCGTAGAGGCTGGAGTGGAGACGAGGGATGACCTGATGAGTAACCCTAAGTTTGCAGAGATGTTGCGTAGCTTTGGGGTCGAGCCACCTACCAAAATATCTTTGACTACGGGGAAGGAAACGTATGCACTTGCTAAAAGCGATGAAGGATTTAAGGCATTGGCTGAACACCCTGATATTGGAGTTCAAACTCTCGTTGCCGCTAGATTGGGGTCGAAGTCAACCTTGGAAGAAACCCGAGCAGAACGATTCATCGAAATAGCCAAGCGAGGTAGGATGCCTGTGCCGTTGCAATACTATGCGGCTCATACAGGGCGATGGGGCGGTGCGGACAAGATCAACCTACAAAACTTACCGAGTCGTGGGGCAAACGCAAACAAACTAAAGATGGCTATATGTGCCCCCGAGGGTCACGTCATTATTGACTCGGACTCGTCGCAGATTGAGGCAAGGGTATTGGCATGGTTATCAGGACAAGTAGACTTAGTGGAGGCATTTCATAATGGTGAGGATGTATACAAAATCATGGCGTCAGCGATTTATAACAAACCTAGTGAACAGATTGATAAGACAGAACGCTTTGTTGGGAAGACGACAATCCTTGGGGCTGGCTACGGCATGGGGGCAAAGAAATTCGGGGTACAACTCAAAACTTTTGGCATGGAGGTTGCGGAATCTGAGGCTATCCATATCATTCAAACATACCGACAAACGTACCCGCAGATACCCAAGCTGTGGTCACAAGGAAAAACAGCCATTGATGGCATGCTCAAGAACGAGGCGAGTTCGTTTGGGAATGGTGTTGTGGAGGTTCACGGGAAGTTAGGGTTACTACTACCTAACGGACTGTATCAAAGGTATCCAAACCTACACAAAATAAAAAGCCATGATGGTCAGCAATATGTCTATGATTCTAAACGAGGTTCTGTTAAAATATATGGTGGCAAGCTAGTAGAGAACATATGCCAAGCACTTGCTCGTTGCATTATCGGTGAGCAGATGTTGCGTATAGCCAAGCGTTACAAGCCTGTGTTAACGGTGCATGATGCAATAGCGTGTATAGCACCCGAGGAAGAGAAAGACGAAGCCATGGCTTATGTCATGGATTGTATGAAGTGGACACCCGAGTGGGCAACAGGATTGCCTGTTAGTTGCGAAGCGGGATATGGCAGTAGTTACGGAGAATGCTAAATGACAGCATGGTCTTACAGTAGCATCACATTGTTTGAGCAATGCCCCAAGAAGTATTACCACTTGCGGGTAGCCAAAGACATCGTTGAACCCGAGTCGGATGCAATTATCTACGGCAAAGACCTACACCTATCTGCTGAA